CTGCAGATTCTCTATTATCAATTCCTTTTTCATGGTCAACTAAATTTTGTCCTGAAGTAGCTGCAACAGGATGGTCTCTAACACCTGTATCTAACCATGCAGTTCTAGCAAGAGTTCCGTAGTACCATGTGTCATCAGTATAGTTATACACAACATATTTATTTACAGTGTTTGAACTAGCAGAACAATAGAACCACCATACTTCATTAAAAGCTTCATTTGTACCCCCAAAAAATTGATCCGCTTGATCCATGTTGATATCATTAAACACATACTTTCGTACTTTACAATTTAATGGTTTAGTCGTTCCATCATATACATAAAACTTATCTTTACCCATCCAGAAAGCTATACCTGCGGCATAAGTAGCTGCACTTTTAGATATGATAGATATATTTTCTCCGACTAATTGGGAAGTCCATACAATTTGTCCCCCTGCGAATTGGAAAGAATACAACGCAGCATCAGTCCAAACTAAAATTTCCTGCCTACCTTGCTTTGCCGTTATTATCTCTGTTCCTCTAGATAAAGGTAACGAACCTGCTTGATTTTCAGCAGAAGGTGTCCAGTTTGCGGGATCTTCTTGGTTAGACCAACGTACTAACATAGGGTCTATAATACCACTCCCTAACGGGTTAACTCCAAAACAGAACACAAATCTATTATCAGATACTAAAGAATGGTTTTGTGTAGTAGGTGTATTAGAAGCTCCTGCTTGTGTTGATAATAAAACCCCTCTTGTAGTAAGACCATTAGATGCTACCCAATAATAAAGAGGACTTCCCTTATACCCAAATATTAAATTTTGCCCAAAGTTAGAAGAAGTCCATATACGTATAGCACTTATATCTGTAGATAAAGAAGAATGATCCCATGCATCTTCTCCCCATGTACCTGCATTCCAACCCGTAATAGCAGCTTGGTCTATATTACCTATATTTAATTGATATGTTCCTACAGTACTTGATCCCCCGTTGTTAGTATCTCCACCAGTGGCAGTAACAGGAACACCTACTGCGCCCGCTGCTGTGGTTATACTTTCAATAGAAGTATTTGCTGATCTTGCCTGAATAGTATAAGTATTAGAAGTAGGAACAGTTAATATTTCATACTCTTGATTAAGAACATCCGTAGCAACATTACCCGTCCCTATCATAGCTCCTCCCAAAGATACTGCACCGCTAAAAGTAACAAAGTCACCTACAGTAGCTCCATGAGCAGTATCATTAACAGTTAGAGTAGAAGATCCATTAGAAGCAGTAAATGTTACATCTCCTGCACCCGTTGTAGATCTTATAGGGGTAATATCATAGTACCGACTACCCATCTCAATATAGAATTTTATGTGTGTACCAACAGCGAGTTGCTTTAAGCCAGCAAGAGTACTCCAATTAAATAAACTACGGCATGTCCCAAGGAAGAACTTATCAGATATACGTTCCCAACCCCCTATTTTTTCAGGAGATCCACTTCTAAATCTAATTTTATCGCCATCATACCAGCCACCTTCACTAGTATAACTCGTGGTTTCACGATCAATTCCTGGCTTGAGTACTAATTTTTTTAGGGGCATATCTTAACTCGTCCATTATATATCTATCTTTTTTTCTTGCGGTTCTTTTATTTTTTCGGGAACAATCTGGCAAGCAGGTTTTGCTCGATATATTGCTGGATCCCGTAATAAAAATGTTGCTTTTGCTTCGACTTCTTTAAAACACTCCTCTTTGCTTCTTAATAATTCTAACCCCGTAATAATGTTACATGATTCTACGTAAGGGGCAGAACATAATAGTATTATGGGTAACCACATATTAACACGTTATCCTGCGAGCTCGAAGTGAGGACCGTCAATGAAGGGCCTTCGACCTTGACTACGTCTTAAATCAATATAGGCATTCATGGCTTCTTCCATTGTACCTTCCCATTCTCTTATATCTGGAATATGCCAGCAAGCCCCCCAACGTATTCCAATCTTTTCTTCAATCGCAGCTGCTTTCATTGCATCGGCTAAATCATCATAAAGATTCAACTCCCACGATCCCCTCGAGCCAATATAAGCCATGAGGTCTACGGCATCACCTGTAAGGTGTTTCGATTTCATGGTCTGCGTCGCACCCTTTTCCAGAAGGGCTTTTTGTTCTTCTTCCGTTCTCATTCCGCAAATCACACCGAAGTCGATTTTTGAGAGCTTTATGGCCGAGCAAACAACAGTATGGAGTTCATTCTTTATACCATTCATTCTGCTTAGGCTTCTTTGAGATAGTTGAAAAGTCATTTTGTCAATCCTTTCTGCTTTTCATATGTCCTGAGTCCACCAATTCCTAAAAGTCCTCCAAGAACAGTAAGAAGTGTACCCATGTCAAAACTGGGCAGGTCAGGTATAGTCGCACCTGTTAATACCACTATAAAAATAATAAGAGGCTGAAGAATAAAGTGATAGCAAAAAGCAACCCCACAGACCCAACCAACGAAAGGTCTCCAGCCACCTTTAAAAAGGCTTCCACTTGCAGCTTCTGCTGCATTGACTTTAATTTGGGCGAGGGCCAAGTCTTGAGCATGTTTCTCAGACATTGTTGCAATGTCATGCGCTAGTCTAGCTCTCTGGTCTTTATCTTCTACGACCTTGTCTAATAATCCTGTAACTGGACCTACTAGCGCATTGAGTAAACTCATTTCCCGCATCCCTCACATTTTCCGCCACGACCTGTGACATAGCCCGCTACGATGCCAACGACACCAACTAATGCATTATTCAATAGGCTCAATATACCCTCATCAAAAGAACCGCCATGATCTGCTGCTATCATAAATTCGTCTATTACAATAATACCAAGTAGAGTCATTAGACCTACTGCTAGTACCATTACTGTTAAATCTTTCATATTCATTTACTATACTCCCCTTTAGACTGTACAGTTAAATCATTGTTTCGTTTACTATAAGCTGTAGCTCCCATAAAAACAGATACTACAGCAGCTTGGCTGACAAAGAAAGTGTTTAAAAACCCTGATAACTCGTTAACACGAACCACGTTAATGATAGGTGTCATCATAGCGACTACAAACAAAACCATTGATCCCATAGCTACCCAAGCCATAAGGCGTTGTTGATCTTGCATCTTGTCAAGATTCTTATGCATCTCTCGTTGATGCTCTAGTTCTTCAATCCTCTTTGCCATAGCAAATTCCCCGTCGGTGATCTCCCCATTATTATCTATATCGTAGTGTTCAAACTGCGAACCCTTTTGTAATTTTTTCTGTGCCATCACATCACCTATCTAATAAGTAACCATTTTGGAGGGTATATTGTTGTCCAATAAAATGCTCCTAAGACGATCAAAATAAATAATAAATCTTCAACTTCCATGTAACCACTCACTAAAACTAGGACTTCCTCTTTCCATAGCATCTACCATCAACGCTCCAGCTATAACAACAAGAAGTCCTCCTAATAATAGAACACCTATTCCTATAGCAATTATTTCCATCATTTCGTCTTGTTTTTGTTTTTTCTCTTTAGCAACTTGTTTAGCATGTTCTTTAGCTTCTTGCATCCGCTGTGCTCGTAAATCCACAATAGATTTAAACGTACCGTGACCGAAACGTTGGTCAATAAGGACCGACATATTGTAACGCTCTTCCGCAGCCAATTTTGCATCAATAATTTCATGGGCAACACTCTTTATTCCGAATTGATCTCTTAGTCTTATCCCGTCTTTTTTACTTCGCTTCGCATTTAATTGTTGTTCCCCATCTAATAAATTCTCTACGGCATCTACAATACCATTTACATCAGAAACCGTATTTATACTTGATTTTATAAAATCCACACTCTGCTTTACTAGTTGGATTCCCGTTACTATGTCCGATAACACCATACATCATGCTTTCATCGCTAAAGAGATTAACAAAAGTATAGTAGTCCCGCTTGCTCCTATTAATATCATTTCTAGTCGTTTTACACGGCCAAGTATAACTTCCCAACGTTCTTCGCTGACAGCCTTATGTACCTCAAATTCAGTTCTTAAATCTTCCATTCATTACTCACTAACTTGGTTTTGTAGGCCAATCCGAATCTGATAGGTTAGGCCATTTACTATGTGTAGGCAAATCACGTAAAGCTTGCCTGTAAGTCTTCATATTATCAGATAAAGTTACATCTGCTAAGGCATAAAAATCTGTTTCTGTTAAGAGTGTACCTCTTTTTATTCTATTAGCCATAGCAGTATCACTATCTAACTTAGCTTGATAAGCTGTATCTTGAGCGGCTTTTGTAGTTGTGACTTTACCATCTTTATCTACAATATCAGCGTGACGATCCTTTTCTACCCATTTCGTAACCCAATTACCTTTAGAATCTTTTTCTACCCCCTCTCGTATAATAATTTTAGTAGTTGCCGAAGGAGAAGGAGCAGGTGTTTCAAATACAGCTTTATACCCTAAACGTTCTATAGTGCTAACCGAAGGGGCAGCGGAAAAAGATGTATTAGGATTATCAGCCTTGATACTACTCCACGTCTTAGTAACTTTGTTTGTTTCGTGGTAATATTCTGCCATATTAACTCCTATGCGATAGCTAAAAATAAATAAGTTCTGGTTCCTGAACCATTATAATTCCAGGTAAATCCAGCATTTAAAGAATCTATAAGATCCCCTGTTTGTATAGTAGAATTATCGAAGTTAGTATAAAGATATGAATCATTACCCGCTACTATACCTAATGCAGTATTGAACATGTACCATCTTATATTTGTAACTGAGTCATCGTTAGTTACTTCCCTAATAAGTACAAATCTTGCTCCACTTGTAAAACCACAATCAACATCAGTGGTAGCCCCAACACCATATACATGAGAAAAAGTACCTACTTTACTAACACCTTCTACTGTAGCAAAAGAAGTTGCTATATACCCAACATTACTTCTATTTTGTCCCGCATTATTAGCCCATCCCGAAGTTGAAAACCCTCCCCCAGTATAAGATATCATATTGTTCCAATCACTCCCAACAGTAAAAACAGAAGAAGTAGGAGAAGGATAAGACCCCCAAGACACAGCACCAACCCACGAAGCCCCGTTTGAGACATCTCCACTTAAAGCAGTTACTCTCCCGTTATCTTTTAACCAAGGATGCCATATCCCCACACCATTTACATTTCCTGCACTGTTTGCAGAATTTTCAGGCATAAATATAATCAACTCAGGAACTACACCTAGATTATGTTCAATATTGCGGTTGGCTGTACCATCTCCCCTATAAAATGTGTTATCTAAAAAGCCTGGGTAAGCGCGAAACATCCAATTCCAAAACTGGGAACCGTAAGTAGCATACCCATCACCAAGACCTGTAGGACTTTGAAAAGTACTATTACCACTACTACCTGCAGCAGGGCGAGATTCAGTTACTTGATTAATAGCATACCCCGCGCCATCACCTAAATTTCTATAGGTAAGCCCATTTTGACCTGAAGTCCCAGATGTTGCAGTAGAATCTAATCTAGTTATACCAAAATCTACAGGCCACCCTGTAAAAAATGTGGTTTTATAATTACTCCATGAATCTAAACTTTGCCCATTGCTAAAGCCAGGATTAGTAGAGTTTTGTCCGTAATATACTTGAGTACCCGCTGTAGGGGCTGCCATAGGCCCATTTCGTATAGCTACATAAACACGTTTGGTGAAACTACCATAAAATTTCTTCCCCCCATTATAAAAATTAAAATTAGGAGTATAATTATTATTGTAGCCAGCTATTCCATTAGTAATATCACGGCCATGCCCACCTTCCCATGCATAGAATTGATACATTTTATCCGTTAGACCCCAATACTCATTTGTGGTATCGTTTCTTTTTTGTAAGACCCATTGGGGATACCAACCTAAATCATAATAAGGGTGCGTTCCTGTAGGCCAAGTTCCTGATTGGACATCTAATCCAAAACACTGTACCAATCCTGAAGAGCTTGTATCATGGTTCCACGCAGCTATTGTGTAGTCACCCGTAGCGTAATTTGTACTTAAAGTTACCGAATTACCACTCACTGTGAACATAGCACTTGTGGCTGGATAGTCTACCGCAGATATTTTTGCTAGTTTACCTGCGTCAAAGCTTCTATGCCATGCCCAACGTGGATCTCCTGAAGCTAATCCCGCGACTACAACAAAACCTGGATTTTCTAAATTTAGATTAACTGTTGTTGAAGAAGAACTATCGTGGCTTACTTTTTGTACATCAAAGAACTTAGGATGCTTTCTAAAAGTGTGAACATTATACACATTTTGAGTTTGATTATAGGCTCTAGCATTACCATAATTAAAACGAACCACCGTACCATCATCATCTTCTGGGTAATTATAATTTGAAGCATCCCCCGCGGGTCGTCCTATAAGAGGCCCTGCAGTACTAAAATCCATAGAGTTTGCTAAGGTTTTTTCGATTTTATTACTTTCGCTAACATAAAGAGCTTTGTCTGCTCCGCGTTCTGTATCAAACCAACATTCAGGAGCCGCATTTAAACTACCAATACTAGTAGTATGGAAACCTGTCCCCCTAGACCATATCATTCCTCCATGATCGGATATATTTACATTATTTAAAGGCATTGATCTATCTGAGCCAGCAGACGATGAATTGTGATCCCCCGCATACACATCTATATGAAAAACATCTTCTATGTTAGGCTGTAGTTCAGATCCGCCCGCTGCGGCCATTAACATTTTTTGGGATAGATTACTCATACTAGCTCAATTTTTTACCTGCTGTGAATCCATAGTATATTGTACCACCATCAACAGTAAAAAATGTAAATACATCTACAGAGTTAGGTGTACCTGTTAATGTTGGAGCTACTCCTAAAGGCCAATCAACAGATCCAGGCCAGTTGATATCGTGAGTACCCGAACCGTCTTGTTTAACTCTTATTGTAAACCCAAAAGCCGTACCATCTGCAGGAGGGTTAGAGAATGTATAAGTTACATCGCCTGTTAATATATACTCAAACACGTTACCAGTCGCTAGATTAACTGTTTCTGAACCTGTGGAAGTAGCATCTTCAACTAGAGTCTCTTGGTAAGTTAAGGGTTTAACACTACCTGCCATTGTTACATTAGTTGTACCTGTTGGAATCTCTATTACATCGGCATCAGCATCATTTTTTATTGTTACATCATTAACAGCCCCTTGCCCTGTAAGAATTAGCCCCTCATCACTAGTATAACCTATAGCAGCTGCATCACTTGATGACGTGTCTCCAAGAGGTTTAACAGTCCCTAAAACAACTATATCAGTTTGACCCGTAAGTATTTTTAATACATCGGCATCGGCATCATTTTTTATGGTTACGTCATTATTAGCTCCTTGGCCTGTGATAATAATACCATCATCACTAGTATAACCTATAGCAGCCGCGTTACCTGCAGAAGTATCTGCTGTGGGAATAAGCTTTGTACCTTGAACAGTAGAAGTAGCCGTAACTGTATGAGGTATAAGGGTGGCTTGAGCAAGTACGTCCATAACTTTAGCAGTACCACCTGTTCCTTCCGTAGCTATCCACTTCATAGCTCCAGCGATTATAGCCACAGTAGCTCC